AAATGGTAACTTGTAAAGACTGTATCAGTTTTGACAAATATGACGGGTGTTTGAACCGCAATGCCCCTTATATATGGACTGCAATAGGGCCAGATGACCCGGCATGTTTATTTTTTAGGGGAGAGGAGGACGAAGATGATAATTATTGATTTATTCGATATTTTAACATTTTCAGTTTTAATCATATTGTTAGTTATTCTTATCATTCAATATATTATATTCAAAATAAAAGGAAAATGATTTTTGAACTCGCAGAACTTATAGTTGTTTTAGTCTCCATTTTTTCATTTGGGTATTACCTCTATTTAGCGGGCCAATACAAAGGGTTTCTTAAAGCGATTGAAGTCTACTTAAAATATGAGGAAAGAGAAAATGAAGATAACGCCTGAACAGAAAGCGTTTTACTATCCCGAAATCGTTCGGGAATGTGCCGCCGAGCTGCGAAGCCGGAATATCGAGATCAACAACATGGACGCCCTGCAGGTCATGTCCCGGTACGATACGCCGGACACGCTGCATTACGTTGACCCGCCTTATGTACAGTCCTCGCGTAGTAGCCGCATGAGGTACGCTCACGAGTACGACCAAGAGGACCATGAGCGGCTTCTTGTCTTTTTGAAGACCTTGAAAGGCAAGATTGTTCTGTCTGGCTATGATTCCGACCTTTATTCCAGGCATCTTTCCGGCTGGCGGAAGGAGTGCAAGGTTTCTCACGACACGCAAGGCGGCAAGAAGATTGAATGCCTGTGGCTTAACTACAACCCCCAACTGACGCTTTTTTGATATGGCCGGAGACTGGATCAAAGTGGAAAAAGAACTGAACGATAAGCCGGAAGTGCGCCGCATGGCCCGCGCTCTTCATTTATCCAGGTTCGACATTGTAGGACGTCTTGTTTCCGTATGGTCCTGGGTGGACACTCATTCTTTCACAGGTTCCGGGATGGACATCTCGGAAGAAGACATTGACGACATTGCGGACCTGAACGGGTTCGCCGATGCGCTTCGCCAGGTGGGCTGGCTCAAGGGACGCGCTGCCTCCCTTGAGTTCCCCAACTTTGGACGGCACAACGGCCAATCCGCGAAACGCCGCGCAATGGAAGCAGAAAGAAAACGCCTGGAAAGAATGGGTTACGACGATAATGCGGACAAACGTCCGCACAGGAAGCGGACAACATGCGGACAATATGCGGACCAGAGAAGAGAAGAGAAGAAAGAAAACATTGTCCCTCTAACGAGGGCCAATGAAAAAGAAAAACGCGCCATTCCGTTGCCGGAGACGTCCGAAGAGGTGGAGGATTTCCTGACAGCAGAGGCCTTCAAAGGGGCTCTTCCTCTTCAACATTCCGATGTTAAACAAATTGCCTTGCTTTTCTTCAACGACCGGGAAGCTTCCGGATGGGTAGACAGGCAGGGGGTGCCGGTAGCCAATTGGCGGGCCGCTGTGAGGGCGTTCGCTTTGCGATACCTCGACAACATCCGGAAAAGAAACACTCCGGAACCACAACAAACTACTCAACAATCAAAAACTTATGGCTATTAACATGAACAATGTACATTCCGCCGCCGCCATGTGCGACGACCAGGAAATAGCCGGGATCCTGAACCGCCTGGAAGCCTTGGTAACGGACGACCCGGAAACGGAGGAACGCGCCGCCCTGGAGGCAGCCATGAGGGAAGAACTGCAGCGCCGGGAGGACGAGTTCTGCCTTCTGTCATCTTCCGGATTCCCGCGCCGGGCCCTTCATGCCCTGGATACGTTGCCGGACGGTGAAACGCCGTGGAAAGCCGCCAGGCGTCGCGTAAGCGCGCTGGTGAAAACGCCCGGCGCGATTGTAGCGCTGCATGGCCCATGCGGCACAGGGAAAACCGTCATGGCTTCATCCATTGCCCGTGGGCTGACGCGCCTTGGCAGGTCTTGCCGGTACAGCAAGGCTTATGATTTTTGCCTTGCCCTGCGTCAGGACGAAAAAGCTCGCGAAAAGGGTGTGATGTCCCGTTTCAAGCGGCCCTACTTTCTAGTTCTTGACGAATTCCACGAGCTGAAGCGTTCAGACTTCGCGGCCTACTCAATCGATAGGCTGGTAGATGCCCGCTTCCAGGCAGGGAAACCCACTTGCATCATTTCCAACCTCCGGGCGGAAGAGGTTGAACCTGCGTTGGGTCCCGCCATTGTCAGCCGGATGCATGAAGCCGGAGGCGTCATCACCTGCGAATGGGCTTCTTTCCGGGAATTGAGAGAAGAAGCGGAACAGGGAGGATGAAGGATAATTGACTGTCACCCATTGAATCTTGATTCAGTTTCCATGAACCATTAAACTACAGCCGCAGGAAAAAGAAACCTACCACCAAAAGAAAACCGGGGCGGCCGAGTCTCTACACCGAAGAACTGGCCGCCGAAATAGCCTCCCGCCTTGCCAACGGGGAAACCATGAAATTCATCTGCTCCGATGATCACATGCCGGAGGTCTGGACGGTCTGGAACTGGCGTGAAACAAAGCCGGAGTTTTCCAAACTCATTCAACGCGCGCGGGAAGCGCAGTCGGAAGCCATGATCGACGCCTGTCAGGAGCTGGCCGACGAAGCCGCGAAGGTCGCCCTCGATCCGGAATGCGGCTCCGCCTCCGTCGCTGCCAAGAAGCTCGCCATTGAAGCCCGGCTGAAAGTCGCCGCCCGCTTCGCGCCGGAGAAATTCGGAGACCGGGTCCGCCAGGACGTCGCCGGCGTTCCCGGTGCGCCGCTGGAACGGAAAATCACGCTGGACCCCGAGCAGCTCTCCCAGCTGCAGGAAGACGAGAAAACCGCGCTGGAAACCATCGCCGGCAAACTCCATCCCTAACCCGTCAGGACACGGTTACCCGTCAGCTTCTTTCTGCGCCATATCCTCCGCCTCGACCCCTATCCCTGGCAGGTGGAGGCTATCAAGGCGTTGTCTCTCGGCAAGCTGACCCTGGGAGGGAAAAGCGTCGCGCTGGTCGCCCCTAACGGTTCCGGAAAGACAAGCAACTGCATCGCTCCCGCCATCCTGTACTTTCTCGCCTGTTTTCCGCGGGGACAGGTCCCCGTCACATCCTCGTCGTGGATGCAGGTCGAAAAGCAGCTCTTTCCCGCGCTCCGCCGTTACATGGACAATCCCTTTTTCGCAGGATGGACCTTCAACAAGACGGAAATCCGCACGCCGGAGGGAGGGTTTGCCGTGGGATTCTCCACCGACAACGCGGGAAGAGCTGAAGGGTGGCATCCGAAAATCTCGCCCGACGTCGACCCGGTCTTTTACGTCCTGGATGAAGCCAAGACCATTCCCGACTCCATCTTCACCGCTGTTTCCCGCTGCACGCTCTTTCACGCGTTCATCACCTCATCGCCGGGCGCCGATTCCGGCACCTTTTACGACTGCTTTCACAAAAATTCATCACTCTACTACAAAATCCGCGTCAAATACGAGGACTGCCCGCATATCGAAATCAATGACCCGGGGAAGGCCGAACGCCTCAAGAAAGAATACGGCGAGCAGTCCTCATTTTACCGTTCCGCCATCCTCGGCGAATTCACCGACCTGGACGGACAATCCGTCATTTCCCGGCGCTCTCTCATGGAGCTGGTCAACAACCCGCCTCCCTTCCTGGACACCGGAGAGACCTGCGGCGGCTTCGACTTTGCCGCGGGGGGCGATGAAAACGTCTTCGCGGCCGGGCACGGCAACCGTTTTTTCATCGCCGACCACTGGTCCGACCCGGACACCGTAGGAGCGCGCGGACGGTTCCGCCGAAAGGCCGCCGAGCTCGGCATCCCCGCCGACCGCATCTTTGCCGACGGCGACGGCATGGGGCTCCCCATCATTGACGACTTCCGCGCCGAGGGCTTTCCGGTGCACTCCTACCGCGGCGGATTCCCGGCGGATGACACACAAGCCTTTGTCAACCTGCGCGCCCAGGCATGGCGGGCCCTGGCCCTCGCCATCGAAGAAAAAGAACTCATCCTCGACATTGACGAGGACACGATTGAACAACTGGTCGCGCCGCGGCTCCAGACGGATGCAATAGGCCGCGTCCGCATTGAGAGCAAGGAAGATATGGCGAAACGAGGCGTGCGCTCCCCCGACCGCGCCGACGCTCTCGTGATGGCCTGGCACGCGCGCCGTAACAGCGGACTGGAGCGGACGCTGGGAGCCTGGTACGCCCGGCCCGTGTCATCAAAACGCGCTTACGGGAGATATTAGGGTTGACAACATATCAAGATATCAATATATGACGATATGTAAACAATCGCAGGGTGGTGAAACGGTATCACGCGGGGTTCCTGTCCCCGAATCGAAGGTCCAACTCCTTCCCCTGCAACCACCATTTTCTTTTCTTCCGCTGCAGGTTTAACGCCGTCAAAAATATCCTCAATGCTCCGAAGCTGGTCGCCCAACAGGAGACCAGAATCAAGGAGCTTGAAACGGAACTCACCCGGCGAGCCTTGACGGAACAGAGCAGGAAGCCTAACCAGCCCCAATGGTTTGAATATTGGGATCCGTTACAGGGAGCCGACCTGCAAACCCTGATTGACGCCAGGAACGAAGCGCGGCGTGGAGCCTTTGCCCGCCAAATGCTCATTTGGGACGAGGTCATCTACTCGGACGGCTTGCTGGGCATGCTCTATTCCCGGCTCATTGAAAGCGTTTCCATGCAGGGCTGGAAGATTGACGCCGCGGACGACAGCCCGGAAGCCCAGCGTCAGCAGAACGCGCTGGAAGAATTCTATCACTCCGTCACCGGACTTCAACAGGCCTTTGGGCAGTTGGCCTCCGCTATGTTTTACGGTTACGCCCACCTCCAATACATCGAAGATTCCTGGGGCCGCCGCTTTGAATTCATCCCGCAGCGATATTGGGTGCGGCCCGGAGAGCTGAACGAATGGCAGTTTAATCCCCAGTGCTACATCGGGGTCGACACGGGCGAGAGCGTAGAGGAAGAAACGCTCGTGGTCATGGAGCACCGGAACCCCATTCTTTTTCCGGCAACCCGCGCCTCTTTTGAGCGGAATCACGCCAAAGTTACGTGGGACAACCATATGGACCGCTACGGGAGCGCCCCGGTCATCATCACGGCGCCCAAGGACGCGAGCGCCGCCGTCATGGACGCGCTGGAACGGGCCTGTGAGGAACTCAAATCGGGAGCCTCCATTGTGCTTCCTCCCGGCTGCACCGCCGAACCGTTGAAAGCCTCCAACATCAACGAAAACTATTTCCTATCCCGAATCAACATGTCCGACAAGGACCAGGTGCGGTTTGTAATGGCCGGCACTCTGACCGTCCTGAATGAATCAGGCTCCGGCACGCTGGCCGGGGGAGCGCACACGGACAGCTGGAATTCGGTCGTCTCCGCGGTCTGCTCCAAAGTCGCCGAAGCTTTTAACGCCGCCATCAGCCCGCTAGTCCTGGGAGACGGCGAACCGCTGGCCCGCCTCCACATCACCTTTGACACCGTCCAGACGCCGCTGCAGAAGGCCGAGGAAATCGCCGCGCTTGCGGACGGAGGCGTCCGCCCCGAGAAAACCGAAATCGAAGAAAAGATCGGCATGTCCATCGAGGACACGCAGGAACCCGTTCCGGTGACGGCGTCCAACAGGGAACCGGAAAAAGCGCTCATTCCGCCCGACGCCTACGAGCAGCTTCAGCAAATGATTTACGCCGGACTCATGAAAGGATTTACCGATGATCAGTACGAAACAAATCAATGACCTCTCCCAACCCGCCAACGGCTGGTTCCACGTCGAGAAGAGCGGGGATCATGACGTCGACTACGGCGAAGGACCCGCCGTGCTGCGCGTCGACGAGCAGGCGATCCAGGACATGGTGGACGACTTCAACGCCCGCACCTTTGACGGCCCGGGCATGCTCATCGACGGCGACCACCTGAGCCACGACCTTTCCCGCGATACTCGGGCCCTCGGATGGCTCAAGAGGCTGGACACCTACCGCGACCCTTCCGGCACGCTGGAACTCTACGGCTTCATCGAATGGACGCCGCGCGGCCTAAAGATGCTGCAGGACAAGGAATACACGCAATCATCCACCGAATATGGCGAAGGGATGACCTTGTCGGACGGGGTCTACCGTCCTTCGCGCCTGACCGGCTTCGCCCTGACCAACCGCCCACGCATCAAAGGAAAGCGGCCTTTGGTCAACCGACAGACTTCCCCCGCCTCCGACGAGGCCGGGGGCGAACCCAAAAGCCCCGAAGAGGGGGAAACAACCCAGAACACCAATATGGAAAACGACGATAGATACCATCCGTCCGAGGAACTAAGCAGGCAAAGAGATATTTTGCTTGATAGCATCCTTGACAAAGCGGACATCGAATTCGATGGAACTGATAAAATGCTCAAGGAGATCCTGGAACGTGTTGATCACCTTTTCGATTTGGAAAAGCGTGAGAAAGACCGCGTGAACGCCGAAGTGGACGACGCCGTCAGCACGTACGAAAACGCGCTGGACGAGGAAGAACGCGAGGAATTCACGGAAGAACGCCGGGAAGAGCTGAAAAACTCTCTCCGGGAAAGCCCCTCCGCGCTGGATGCCTTTATCCGCGCCCTCAACCGCCAGGCGGCCCCACAGAAACAGGAGCAGCCGGAGCAGAAGAAGCTTCCGCAAAGGACGCCTCTGAACCGCCGCGCGACTCTGAATCCCCCTGATCCGTTCCGCAAGAAGGAATCCATTGACGGATTCAACAACCGCGTGAACGAACTCATCAAGGACGGCATGAAGCGCTATGACGCCTACCAGAAGGCGACCGAAGAGGGCTTCATCGTCTCCGCCCAACGTTAATTATTCAACCTGATCAAACCCAATGCCATCACTCAACGTAACCCAGAAAAGCGCCATCGTCTATTTCAACGCCCCGGAAGGCGTTGACCTGTGCGGACAGGAAGGAACCGTCGTGGCGCTGACCGCGAATCCCGACATCCCTGAATTTGTCGGAACTCCGTTGTCCGCTATTCCCACGCAGGAGCAGCTGCTAGGCGTCGTCCTGCAGGGACAGCCCAACAAGGGAACCTGCGTCGCCGCGCTCGTCGGCATGTATGCCGGCCTCATCAAGGCGGCTCTATCCGACACGCCCGGAACCATCAACGCCGGAACGCCCGTCACCATCACGGCCAACGGGACATGGAAGGCCGCCGCCAGCGGCGACACCGTCTATGCCCGCGTTATTCATGCCCAGTGGGAACAGGGCCTTGTGGAAATCGGATTCGTCCCGTCCTACCAGGTCGCCGCAGCCTAACTATTAACCCCAACCAACAGAAAGACCAAGAACAAGGGCTACTCCATTTTGCTCCGCCGTTCAGTTCACCGATGTCCTGACCTCCTATTCCGCGGGGTCCGGCAACACCGAAGAGAACTCCATCATCAGCCGCATCGCTCCGATCGTCCCGGTCTATGACCTGAATTTCCAGTACAAGGTCTGGGACACGGAATCGGCCTTCACCGTCCAGCCCATCCAGGTGGGACCGGGCGAATCTCCCCGCCAGACCGTCCTGCGCGGAAGAAACGAAACAGACACCCTTCAGGGCTACGGCTTGACGCTGCCCATCCCTGACGCCTTGCTGGGCGTCAACCGGGAAAAGGCGCAGGCCATCACCCTGGCGGAATACAAACTCATCGAATCCCAGTTTGTGACGTCGTACGAATACGAACGCGCCAAGCTTCTGATGAGCCAGCTTCCGGCCGCTTCCGGCATGGGCGATTGGGCCAACCCGCAGAAAAACCCGTTGGATCAGCTGGACAAGGCAATCCTGTCCATCAACGCCGCAACCGGACACTTCCCGACCACGATTGTCTTCGGCGTCAACGCATGGCAGCTGCTTCGGTCCAATCCGCTGGCGCGTCAGGTGGTTTCCTTCAACAGCGTCGGCCTGTTCAATGAAGACCTGCTTCGCATGGCTCTGATCCGGCCCATCCGGGATATTTACATCGCCTCCATGCCGTACCGCGACGCTTCCGGCGACGCGAAAACCATCATGGAAAACGAAGTCTACGTCCTGTACAAGGAAGACTCCCCGACGCAGTTCGACGCCTCCGCCGTCAAAACCTTCGGGCTTTCCGGCAAGCTTCGCCGCGAAGTCATCGCTGAATACAAGCCGACGCCGGCCTTGACGCTCGTCACCAACCGCGTCTACTCGCTGACCAAGCTGACGAACCCCAGCGCCATCGTCCGCATCGACGCGACGGCCTCCGCCGATTAACCCCAACCCCGCCTCCATCATGTCCGCCTTTCCTGCCTGGTCCTCGATTTCCACCGATGAAGCCGATCGGCTGCTCGGTCTCAACACCGCCGAACGCGACGCCCTGGTGACCGCCGGGGAGCAGCGCAGCCTGGACTATCGGGACGTCATGATGGAGGCGGTCAACGATGTCTGCATGACCATCCGCGGGGCGCTGGCCAACAACCTCGCCCTGCGGCAATCGCTCCAGAACAGCGGGATGTACGACATTCCGCAAAGCATGCGGTCCCTGGCATGGCCACTGATTATCCGGCAGCTCTACCTGCGCTACCAGCTCAACCTGACCGAGACGCGCCAGAAGGCCGCCGAATCGGCGGACGCGATGCTGGCGCTCTACACCAAAGGGGACATGCTGCCGGAAAGCGTGGACGGATCCGCGCCCGCGGATCCCGCCTACATGATGCCGCGCTACACGCGCCGCCCCTGGTTCAACCCCATGCGAAGCACCTACCGATGATGACCGCCGCCCAAATGGAGATGATTGCCAACGACTACGCCGAACGCGCCTTCTTCGTGTCCGGGGTGGAACCCGGCGTCATCCTGTCCGATTTTGAGGACAAGGCGTCCCAGGTCGCCTCGGGAGCCTTGAGCTACGAGGAAGCGCAGCGCGCCATCCGCGAAACCCTACGCCAGCAGGGCTACCGCCCCCCGGCGACGGGGCAGGGAGGCATTCAGGATTTGTCCTCCTGGGTCCGCATCCAGGTCGTTATGGAAACCAACGCGGCCATGGCCCACGGCTACCGGAACTGGTACAACTGGACGATGGACGACGACACGGCCGCCTTCAAATTTTACCGCTCCCAGGGGCGGGAAGACCCTCGCTACTGGGCCGAACGCTGGAACCGTGCCCGGGCCGGGCTGGAAGAAGAAGCCACGGAAGCGGTATCATCCGGCTTCATCCGCGGCGAGATCGTCGGCTATGCGCTGGCGGCTTCCGATATCTGGATCCGCCTTTCGCGGTTCGGCACGCCTTACCCGCCCTTTGACTACCTGTCCGGCATGAACATTGCCCCCGTGGGCGCCGAAGAAGCCCGCGCGGCGGGGCTGGACGTGTCGCGCGTCCGTCCCGCTCCCGCCAGCTTCAACGCCACCTTGGAAAGCAATGCCAAAGGCGTGACGGAATCCAACAGGAACAAGATCCGCCGCATCCTGAAAGACGCCGTGCGCGTCAAGACCGGGAACGACGGCAATACCACCTTTGCCTACACCGACCCGAACGGAACGCGCCATTATACGGACGCGGAACTGGCGGACGTCCTGTCCGGGGATTTCCCGGAAGAGATCCCCTTGCGGCAGGCCCAGGCCTTCCGACTGGCGGCAGCCGGGGGAACCGTGGACGGAACGCTGGCAGCCCTCTACCTGGACCGCCTGCTGGACCGCCTGTTCTCCGAGCCGGAAGGCGTCTGGTACGCCCGGCCCGCGGACGTGGCCGCCGCGTCCTCCCGCCAGTATATCCCCGTTTCCCCAAAGGAAGAGGGGGAATTCACCTGGCGCCTTAATTCCGGGCACGTCAAGAAAGTGGAAGACGTCGCCGGAGCCCTCCGCGTGGAACTGCTCACCCCTTACGTTTTACCCTCCAAATGGCTGTAACCGTCCACATCGACCAGTCCGAGATTGACCGGGCGTTTGCCGACATGGAGCCGTCCGCGGCCCGGCACAAAACCGCCCTCCGCAAGTCCGGCGTCGCCTTGAGCCTGCTCATCCAGGAAACCCTGCGCCAGCAGGGCAAGGACTACTACGACGGCGCGGCGGACGCCACGACCATGGAAGAAACCGCCGAGGGCGTCAGCGTCTCCATCGCCTGGCGCGGCATCGGTCTTCACTGGATCGGCACGCAGGGTTATCTGGGCGGGCCGCTTCGCCCCACGGGGCGCACCTCGGAAATCACCGGGAACCCGATCCGTAACCTGGCCATCCCCACCATCAACGCACCCCGCGGCCATGGCGGAGCCCGGAGCATTTACAGCGCCGGCTTCCGCAAAGAGGACTTGCAATTCATCCCCTCCAAGAACGGAGGACGCAACGGCAATGTGACCGGCGTCCTTATCCTCAAGACGGCGCAATCAGCCACCGGAAAGAAAGCGGCCCGCAAGCTGTTCCGGCAGGGAGCCGGAACGGGCGACGTGCTCTACGTGCTGTGCCGCGAAGTCACGATCCCGCCCACGCCGGGAATTCTCCCGACGATGGACCGGATGGCGCAGCGCGCCGCGGAAACCTACCTTGCCAACATCGGAAACGAACCATGATCCCCTCCATCGACCAGACCATGTGCCGGCGCATCATTGAGCGCCTGAAGAACCTGGGAGCGCTGAACTGCCACATCTTCGAACGGCCCTTCGACCCACAGTACGCCGCCAATGACATCATCATGTCGGCGATGGGCAACAACGGCGTCGTTTTGGTGTGCCCCGGGGACGCGGCAGAATACCAGGACGGGCACGGACAAACGGAAGCGCCGACGATGTGGCGTCAGTATTTCATCATCGCCTCCATTTATCACAACGCATCCCTGTTCCCGGCGACATGCCTGACGCCTGATTATTATCTTCGGGCGGTGGGGGACGTGATTGAAGAAGCCCTGTGGAACTGGAATCCTCTTCCCTTTTCCGCACCGGCGATGATGAAACCCAAAATCAAAGGCCGTTTTTCCTCCTCCGCCATCATTGACGGCGAGAAGCGGCAAATGAACGTTTTGACCGTGGATTACCGTATACCGGTTAATATTAACATGAGAACCAAGCCAGAATTCTATGAACAAAGCATTAGCAACTGACAAGAAGGCCGTGCGGAAGAGCGCCCCGAAGCCGGACGAATCTTCCGAAACCGCCGGCAAAACGCAGTCCGCACCGGACGAAAAGAAGAAAACCACTGACAAGAAGGCCGTGCGGGTCATTCGCACCCGCGCCGAACTGGACGGAGGGCTGGTGATCAGCCTCTCCATGAAAACCGACACCCCGGAACTTCCCGCGACCATCGCGGAAGCTCTGGCCACCCTCAACCTTGTTGACATCAAATGAGCAAAGCAACTGCAGCTAACACCGAACCGGAGAAGAAGACGGAGCAGTCCGCCGTCATCGACACGAACATCCTCATTCTGTCCAAAGAAGTGAGGATAGGGCGCTCAACGTTCTTGAAAGGAGCGCATATTCGTGTTACGAAAGAACTCGCCGATAAGCTGGAAGCCGACGGCAAGGCAACCATCATCTACTAACCGTTTCAAGCATCAGGGCTACTACATACGACCCCACCTTTACCAACCGCAACGTAACGCCGCAGATTACCGGCGTTCTAGCTATTTTCCTCCCCGACGGCATCAAGGTGACCGAAGACGAGGGAGCTTCTTACGTCACCGGGCCGGACCAGTTTCCGACGCCTCCGACGTCTCCGCCAACGGATCCGACCGCCGGGCCTGAACAGCCCTGGGTGAGCTTCGGGCTGCTGGGAGCGTTCCAGTCCGTCGCCACCCAGGTCGAAGGGGAAGTGACGCGCTTTTACGGCGGTGCACTGGGATACCGTCAGCAACGCAAGAACACCACGACCGGCAAGCGGATGACCTTCACCACGCCGGACATGTCCCCCGAATGGTTCCAGCTTTCTTTCGCCTTGGGAGCGCCTCCCGCCAACGGCGAGGAATCGACCACCGTCGGACATGGCGGCGACAACAAGATTGAGGGGTATCTTCGCTTCTGGTATCAGAACGACGTGGGTACTATCTATCTGGTCGGAACGGCGCATGGCGCCTTGCGCCTCCTGCAGGATCCCGAACACACCACGGCGATTGCTTCACCCCAGTTCGAATTCGAAATGGATTATCGCGGCAAGTACCAGTTCACGCCCTCCAATGTCCAGGACGTGACGCCGGCGCCGGGTTCCTGACGCGTTTCACCAGGAGGCGCAGCGCACCCCCGCATCCTCTTTTTTTCTCAGGCAGCAGGCAGGCAAATACGATATTCGAACCGTCACGGGGCTGAACCAGTCGCTGGTCGTCCGCGTGGTGGATTTTCAGGGCGATCCCGTCGATATGAGCGGCGTCACCCTGCGCGGCGCTGTCCGTCTCAAGACGGGCGTGACGGAGTTCGGCTTTTCACGCGATGACGAGGGCAACGGCGTAATTTCCTGGGCTTCGGTTCCCGCGGGCATGTGGTCCTATGACGTTTTCATGGACGACGGCAGCGAGGAAAGCCCGCTCCTCTACGGACGCTTTGTTTCTTCGGGACGGGTGACGCCGGACTTGCCGGACGAACAGCAGGCCGTGGCGGGCGCGGTCGTCGTGCAGCTTCCGGAAGGAAGCGGCTGCGTGCAGGTCATGCTTGACAACGCGTCCAGCGCCGCCTGGTACGCGGAGCAGGCCAAAAAGTACGCCGAGAATTTTAATCTGTCCGTGGGTCAGGTCACCACCGGGGAACCGGGGACGCCCGCCAACGCGGAAGCCGTCAAGGGAACTGAATCAGGATACTATCTGCTCAATTTCACGATTCCCCGCGGGGATGTTGGTCCTCAGGGACCGTCAGGCCCGCAGGGTGAACGGGGTGAAACCGGCCCCGAAGGGCCGCAAGGCCCACGCGGCGAAACCGGGGAACGCGGGCCGCAGGGCGAAACCGGGGAGCAGGGCCCGAAGGGAGAGACAGGCCCGGCGGGGCCTCAAGGGCCGGAGGGCCCCCAGGGGCCGGAAGGTCCGGCAGGCCCCCAGGGGCCGCAAGGGGAAAAGGGAGACCCGGGAACGTTAACGTCCAACGTCGGAGACGTCAACATCGGGGGAGCCCTGACCGCTGAATCGGCTACCATTAACGGGCCTCTGGTCGTCAACAACCCGGACGGAAGCGGAAGCGCCGGAACCCTGAATCAGATTTACGGAATCACCCGGTTTTACCAGTCCGTTGATCTTCGTTCGGGCGGCTGGCTGCGCGGAACCTTCATGGTAGAGACCGGCATTCTGAATATTTCCCAGGGCGCCAGCTTCAACTGCGTGGGGGCGGCCACGTTCTCAAGTGCTGTCAACGCCAACGGCGGCGTCAACATCCCTCTTGCTGTCGGTGCGCCGACCGATACGGGGGCGGTTAATCGCTTTTATACGTTAGGATTGGCCGGCGCTGTATCAGCGTTGGTTCAGCCAATATACCTTAATTCCAGTTCGATCACAGTCGCGGGTTCCATTTCTAAATCTTCCAACGGTACTCTTGCCGGGTTGACGCAGCGTTTTTCGGTGGGCGCAGCTTCTGCCGGGTCCAATGCGTACGGGTCAGCGGTTATTCCCCTGATAGGGCCTAACGGTCAATTTAATTACAGTTCCGTGTGCGGATTTTCCCTTGCGGTCAACGCGACAGCCTTCGCTAAATTTACTTTTGGCATAGGCCGCGGCTCAAAAACCAACAGAACCGGGTTGACGATGGATTCTTATTCCATGATTCCGGGTGATAATCTGGCCGTCAACTATGGGGAAATCGTCGATGTTACCATCAATACTCCTTACGATACTGTCCGCAAGGGGTATGAAATCAGAGTAAGGGAAATTTTTTATGTAAAGTCCGTTGGACACTGGCAGGTGAAGACGACAACCGTATTTCTTCCGGTAGGCCATAATGAGCTGATGCCAAACGGGCTGAACAGGCTTATTTTCATGCAGAGCGGGCCACCGAGTATAGAAGAGCGGGAGGAAAAGGCGGCTCTTTATATGGAGCTGGGAGGCGGCAGCGCCAATACCCTGTTCAAGATAGCTTCTCTCCGCGGCTTCATCGCTTTCGAGGCAGGAACAGGCGTAAGCACCCTGATTATCGACGCGCGCAATGAGAAAACATATGCCCTTTCAGCCGACGCGGGCACAGGCACCAGGCACCTTTATGCCAATGGATTTACCAATCCAACCTATCACGCATTGGAAGCAATGGCCGTCAATGCCATTGAATCCGAGGAAACCGCGGCTTTTGAAGATATTAACGTACCTATAGAATGAACAACGCAGAAATACAGATTCAGTTCCTCCGGCCCGGCAACTGGCAGGAATTCACTCTGACGCCCATTTATCAGGACAAGGGCGGATATAGACCTCCGGCACGCTATACGCAGGACGAGATACCGGCGGAGCAGGCACCGGCCATGCAGGCCGTTGTTGCCGCGCTGGTTGGACTGGCGGAACCGTGGCAGGCGGTGCAGGTGTGGGCAAGGCTGGGAAAAGATGTCCTGACCCTTGCGGAGGATGGTGCCTATACAATGATTGATGCGGTGTCTTTGACCGTTGAGGCCGTCCATGCGGAGACCAAAGGCCGCAGGATTTTTACAGCCTCGGACTACCCGGCTTTTATCTTGGACGACCCCGCCGCCGTGGAGTTTTTCAGGTTTTTCACGACGGCATCCAATCGTTAATCACTCATATTCCATTACTAATCATGCACTATCTGTCTCTTGATACGGTCATTTACCGTCCGGACGGCCTCCGGGATATCGTGCTGTGCCAGTACGACGACGTGATGGCGGAGCTGGTGGAGGTCAAGCCCTCCGTCCAGCTCCAGCGCGAGTTCGTCATCGGCAGTCCCTGGATGCACCAGGCGTCAAGGGGCAACGCCTCCCTGCAGATGTCTTTTACGGTGGTGCGGGCATTTACGACGTTCGGACGCGCCCGTGCCTGGGGGCTCGACCTCCAGGAGACGCTCACCCTTCACCCGGAGGGAGCCGTTACCTGGTTGTCCTGCTATTTCCGGGGTCGTCCGGGCCGGACCAGAACCTATCACGCTACGGTGGATCTTGCCCAGCCGTTGCCTCTCACGAGCGATCACGATCTCGGCGCGGACGGTCCGAGTATGGGCCGCCGTCCGGAGGACATACGCCTCCCCGGCATGGAGGGCAAGGCCTGGGCCGCCCTGCAGGTATCCCTCACTCTGACGGGAGACATTTCTTAACCATCTATAAACTTTAACTAATAACTATCATATCACCATGGCAGACAAGGATTACAAGGTACAGGTAGGTGTGGAAGCCAAGGCCGACACGCGGGGACTGGATCAGGTCAACAAGGGGCTGGACAAGGTCCGCAGGACGGCCAAGCAGGTCAACGACGAGCTGGACGACAATGCAGCCGCCTCCAATCTGGAAGAGGTGACGGATGCCGCTGAGGAGTCCGCCGAGGCTCTGGATAAGACCAGCGATGCTGCAGAGGGTGTGCAGGAGGCCGTCAGCAAGGTTGGACAGGAGGCCAGGGCCACCGGCGATGAGATGGACAAGGCAGGAAGCAAAGGAGAGGAAGCCGGGCGCAAAATGGAACGGGGAGCCAGGAAAGCAGCGGCTGGACTGGGCGACCTCAAGGCCAAGGTACAGGCGACGTTCAACATCCCCAACGAGCTGGAGGCTGCCTACGGCCGGGGCGTAGCTTGGGGGCAGGCCATCCTGGACGGCTGGGAAAAATACATTGAGGGCGTGGACAAGGCCGCCGTCAAACGGGCGCGGGAACTTAAAGACCGGCTGGCCAGGGAGGCCGCCGCGCGCGAGCAGGCCTATACTGACGCGCTGACCAATGCCAAACGCGAGCGCATCTACGACGAGGAGCAGCGCAAAATCACGGCTATCAACGACCTTTACACCCAGCGCATCCAGCTCATCGGCCAGCTGGCCGTCAACCGCACGGCGGAGGTGGACCATGTGGATGCCCTCCGCCAGAAGGAGCTGGAGCTGCAGCGCACCATTGTCAAGACCCGCGAGATCAGAGGGGAAATCAGCAAAGAAACGGCTGCCGCCCTGATGGCTGACCTGGACGCCTCCGAGGCCAAATCCGCTGCCAAGTCCCGTGAGGACCGCCAGCAGATCATGCTGGAGGCTGCTATCCAGGCCCGCGACGAGACTGCCAGGCAGGTCCAGCTGATTAAGGCCGAGCAGGAGCAGGCGGCCAAATCCCCCTATGCCGGCATGACAGGAGAGGATTATCTCACGCTCAAGGATCAGGAGGAGAAGTTGGGGCAGCATCACCAGGAGGCCAAGGCTCTTTTACCGAAAGTGGCAAAATGGGAAACGGAAAGGCAACAGCTGGAGAAGAGAATCAAACTGCTGGAAAAAACGCAGGAACTCAACAGGCAGCAGCGGATGAATCCGTTGCTGGGAGCGGAAAATGCCATCTACGAGACGGAGCGAAAATTACAAAATGACCGAGCCCGGTTGGAACGCATCAACAAAGAGATAGCCTCCGCCAGTGTAGTTATCGACAAAGACAAAGACCAGCAGTCAGAACGGCAACAGGTTGAAGAAAAAATTGCAGCGATTGAGGGGTATTATCGTGCCAACAATCCTCTCAAGAAGTACAAGACCGATAATGATGGTGAGATAGAAATGCGTAAAGATATTGCTGCAGATATTGAGGCGCATGAAAAAAGAGCAACAACTAGGAAAGAACGTCTTAAAAATGCTGAGGATCAGCTTAAACTGGACGAGTCCAACGTCACGACCCAGCAGCAGCTCCTGCAGTTCCAGAAGGAAATCAATTCCAAGGAGGCGGCAATCGCCGCCGCCAAGGCCGACCAGGCCAGCGCCGTGGCCGCCGACGAACGCCGCCAAAAAGACCTCGCCGAGCTGGCCAGCCAGCGCAAAAAGGTCCAGAAGCGCTGGCGCGAGCACTACGACCAGCTTACCGCCGGTCAGGACTATAAGGACCGGGAGACTCCGCAGCTCAAGCGCCTGCTGACCGAGGGGCAGCACATGGCCGATGCCGGCTATATGTCCGAGCAGGACTCCGCGCGTCTGGCCCGGATGCGTGACGAGGCCCTCAAGGGATTGCCCAGGGAGCTGCAGGCCAAGGTCAAGTGGATGGTGGATGATATGATCAAGGGCTATTCCAGAGCCGCGTCCGGAGAGCGCAACCTGCTTACTCCCCTGGAGCGCAAGGACTTGGAGGCGAGCCGGTTCAAGGGCAAGCTGGACAGCCTGGCCGACATCACCCCCAGCCTGCCCAAGGATGGGGCCGCCAGCAAGATTGTGGCGATCCTTAAGGACGTGGCCAAGTACGGCGTCCTCAATGAGGCCACTGTCAGGCAGCTGGAGGCGTTGAGCATGCGCATCAACGCGGACGATGCCGCCGGGCAGCGCGTCGTCTCCCTGGTCAGGGAACTGGTCCAGGGCGAGCTGGGCCGTATCCTGACGACCATGTCCAGACCACAACCGGTCAGACCCCGACGCGTCACTCTGGAGGGCCGCGATCTGGATGCCGAGGATGAGGTGCGCGCACGGATCCGCGCCGGCGCGCAGGCTCCGCAGCCTCATCCGCAGCCCGCTCCCCAGCCTGCAACCGGTCAGGGCTACAACGCCATGATCGGCGAGTTTGCCCGGCAGATGTTTGGACAGGGGGAGACCAGCGGGCGCATCCTGGACGTCATGCAGCAATTTCTGGCTGTCGCGCGGCAGTCTGCTTCCCAGGCCTCCCAGTACGACGCCCGGCTGCGAAAAATGGAGCAGGAGGTAGCCACTCTCCAGTCCCGCGCCAGCTTCGGCCGCTAATCACCACATTCCCCCTATGAGAGTTGTAGAGCTGACAAACCGGGCCATCAAGGGAGCCAAATACGAGTGGAGCAACTTTACCGCCGCCAGGGCGACCTGGCAACAGTTGGCCAGAGATCAGGATGAGACGGCTCCCTATCTATATAAAGAGCCGGTGCGCGTGGTATGGGATGGCGTGACCGTCCTGGAGGGCACGATCCGCAAGTGCTCCCTGGATCAGTCCGGCGACGCCTGGCGCTGGAACATTGAGGTTTGCGATATTCTCCAGCCCCTGGAGGCGGCCTTGTGTTTCAATCCTGGGGGCACGTTGAGAGGCGGCGTATCCGCCTATACCGAGGTCAGCGGCGGCAGCGGCGCGGACGCCCCGCGTAAAATCAAGATTGCCGGCACGGTGCGGTGGGCACTGGAGGACGCCCGCAAGTACGGGCTTATTCCCTCCGGCGTCGGCATTGAGGTGACCGTATCCCCCTCCGCCTGGATGTGGGACACGGCGCTTGGCTGCGACATGTATGCCGGGGTGCTCCGCAAACTGCTGGCAGGCCGTCCCGGCATGGTGTGCTGGGTCGATTACTCCGGCTCCTCCCCCGTGATCAGGGTGGCCGACGGGGCCGGGTTGCCCGTAGTCACGCTGGACCGGGCGCAAGACTGCCTCTCTGCCATCTCGCTTTCTCCACGGCCGGATCTGGTGCCTCCGGCCGTGGGCGTCGTCCTGACGGCAGGACGGCAGGCTTGCCGGTCCCAGGTCTGGCCCAGGGGGGCCAGCCTGCGCCAGGAGGGATGCGTCACTACCCAGGTAGCGCTGTCTTCCACATCGACGGAGGATGATGCTCCCGTCGGCAGCGAGTCTCCCGTCTGGGACTTTACCAAGCCGATTGTCGAGGTCCGCGGCGTCAAATTGCCGTCCGGTGCGGATTCAAACGCCAGAAAATGGTGGTTCAGCAAGGTATCCCAGCTGTCATCCGTCTCAGGACTGCAGCTGGGGACCATCAAAAAATCTGTAGTGGCCGGCGTGGACGGGACCGATATGAGCAATTATTCCACGGCGGAGTCGGCGCAGGCCTATGAGCATGTAAGCGGCCAGTTGAGCGAGGCCTGCAAGACAATCAAGTGGTGCTACGTGGAGCTGAAACAGTACCTGTACACGGACACCCGGCCTCCCAGGGGGTGCGAGATGCTGTTCCCGCACACCAAACAGGTGGACGGCAAGACGCGCTGGTACAACTGGCTGCGCTGGCAGGGACGCACCATCAACAAGAGCCGCATGCGCTACCGGGCCAGCAAGTCCGGCGACTCCGGAGGAGATGACGGCAGCAATCCCCCATCCAGCGGCGGAGGCACGCCGCCGTCCTCCACCACGGATTGGCCCGACTACTCTTCTATTTTGAAAGAATATTATGAGATCACCCGCGCCATGCCCTGGGAGGGCCGCGTCAACTCCCTGCGGGCACTCTCTCCTGCCAACCTGGTTGGTCGCCGTCTGGCGATTACCGGGGCGCGCCGGGACTACCTGGAGATGGCTACCTCCGTACAGGGGGTGACGGTCGATCTCGCCGGCAAGTCCACCAGCATCAACACCGGCGTTCCGGCGCATCTGTCCCTCCAGGATATGGTGGACCGGGTTCAGCAGCTGGCATCCGGCCAGGAGACTCTGGATCAGGACCAGCAGCAGGACAATCCCATGCTGACCCTGCAATATGACGACGAGGCGTACAAGTCCCCGGACGCTCCGACTCTGGGACCGTCAGGGGAGATTGTCTGGACGGAGGCTCCCGACAAGCCTCCCGTCTATGATTTGCAGGTGGAGCTGGACTGGTCTGACGACAACACCGAGGTAACCGGCTACCGGATGCGGCGCGGCAAGCTGATGCTCCAGGGAGTGTACATCGGACAGACTCCCGGAGACGACACCTCCGGCTGGTTCACCAAGGAGGGATTCACGGGCGGTGAAATTTGGCTGGACGTCAAATTCAACGGCAAAGGGAAACTGACCGGCACGTCGATCATGTATGAGCAGGGTACAGTCAACCCTCTCATTCTTACGGACGAGTTGGCGGACGAGTCAGAGGAATTTTCCTATTCTTTCCACATTGCGACGGTGCAGGACAAAGAGGTCTACCAGCACATGCTGGGCACCATCCAGATTCCGCTCAATCACGGCACTTTTTACCCATACGGCCCCGCCATCTAAATTTTACCCTATAGATAATAGTATGATCAGAATCTTTATTTTTTCGTATTCCGGAGACGCCGCTGAGGCGGTGGCTTGCGTGCGGTGCGCCCGGATGGCCGTGCCCTGTGCCAGCGTGACGGTGGTGGACGATGCGTCCAGCCCGGTGCAGGAGGAGACGGCGGAGGCTCTCCGGAGCATGGGAGCGGAGTATGTGCAGTCCTCCTGGGAGCGCCACGGTAACCTGCGCGGGCCTGACTGCATCCGGGGCATGCTTTCCGAGATGTGCCGGGAGGCGGAGGATGACGACATCCTGGTCAAGGTCGACTGTGACACGGCTCTGCTGGATGGCGGCTGGCTGCGCTGGATGGAGCAGCGCCCCTGGTGCCAGATGTACACCTCCGGAGATTTTGTCAATGGAGACTGGAGAGTCTTCGGGTGTTTGTACGCATTGAGAGGCTGGATAGCCAGACGTCTTTATCGGGAGATGGATTGGAGTCTCCTGGATGACCGCGCCCCGGAAGATTGGACGATTGGACGGGAGGTGTTGGCCAGGGTTCCGGCAGCATTGTGCCGCATTGATGAGCCATGGCGTAAACGTTCCCCGTGGAGTATATGGACGGCCTGGTGCTGGCCCAGCCGCACGGTAAGCGCCGAGAGTTACGCGGCCAGGTTTGCCGTGGTGATTACCGGCAGCCCCCGCATGTCCAACCAACCCGCCAGCGAACGGGCCAGGGTGATGCACCTGCTGGCCGACGCCAGGGAGAGGATGCTCCGGGAGGGAGTGGCCAGGGAGGACGACGAGGCGGTGGACTGGGGAGACCTGCTGGCCGCTTGTAAGGGGGAGGCAGAGTCGATGCAGACCCCCTGCACGGAGCAGTCAATTTGACAAGTTATATAAGATACTTGTCGTAGTTCTATCAGATGTCTTGGCGCGTTACACCGGTTGCCTACACGTCGCACCCACACGGGTGCGTGAATTGAAACTCCTACTATTCCGATAGGGATTGTGATTGAAGGTGTCGCACCCACACGGGTGCGTGAATTGAAACCGGAACAAGGAATCCCTACTAAAACGGTAGGGATGTCGCACCCACACGGGTGCGTGAATTGAAACCCACAAGCGCACCATGTCAGATTCATCCAACGCAAGTCGCACCCACACGGGTGCGTGAATTGAAACTGCAACGGAATCAGTATGATATGCCACCGTTCCGCGTCGCACCCACACGGGTGCGTGAATTGAAACTTTATCATACAGGGGCAAGCCATAATCGGAACAAGTCGCACCCACACGGGTGCGTGAATTGAAACTACCAGCAAATCCGTTGAAAGGGCGAAAAGCCACGTCGCACCCACACGGGTGCGTGAATTGAAACCCGGTGTAAGACAATCTCCCATGTACTATGTTGCGTCGCACCCACACGGGTGCGTGAATTGAAACATAAAAGTCCGGGGGGTGTACGTCTACCGCGCCCGTCGCACCCACACGGGTGCGTGAATTGAAACTATTAGTTTATTGTTGATTGATTTTTAGAGCGGGTCGCACCCACACGGGTGCGTGAAT